CCCCTAGAAAAGTTACGAAACCAAAAGGCTTATCCTTCATAGTTTCATCTGGGGGATTCGCTAGACTTAAACGATAAACGTTGCGTTTCAAAATAGCTAATTCACGTGCGATTAAATCGCTGTGACCAGCTTGTGAAAGTGCCGTTCTAGAGGCACCAATACGCAAACGCATCCTTTCTGATCTAGTTCCACTTCGTGAAGAGGCTTTTGATTTAGCCCGTGGTTTGTCTGGGTTCGTGCTCATACTAGAACCCACTGATTGAGGGAGACTTTTAAAAATCTCATTCCACATACTTGATGCTTTGACAAGCCCAATTATTGCGACAACCCCTACAAAGACTTTTCTATAATTGTCAGTTATAAAGTCTTTAATAGTAGTTGGAAATACAATAGCATTGGCCTTATCAGCAACTTTCTGTGCCCAGGCGGAATACCTGTCTTTCAAGGTGTCCATCTCAGCATCGTAGAATATATCTTCAACGCTTCCAGGGGGGTATACAACTTCGTCATCATCAGAATCATATATCAATCCACACTCAGCAACAAAATTTGATCTCTTTATATGGTCATGAAACCGCAACATACGTCCGGCTTTATCAAAGATGTCATTGTGTGAACTAACGATCGATTCGACAAGTTCCTGAAAACTTAACACTTTACCGGAAGAGACGCATCCATTGTTGAAATCCCAAGGTATATATTCAACCACATCAAGTGGTATGAAAGTTGAAGGATCATCATTGTTAATAGGATACTTTACTCTAACTTTATTCATGTCAGTTCTTCTTGACCAAAGGTCATCTAGATGGGTATCTATGCAAAATTCCTTTTTAGGGACTTGCAGGTATGTAAACTTAAATCTACGCATTACAGCTTCACTATTTTCAATAGATTGAAATTTTAAAGTCGAACGATTGGTTGTACCAAAAACAATTCGAGGAGAAGCATAATGTTTTGATTTGTCTGCAATACCTGAATAATGCATGTGGTAAGGAGCTGTGTTAATTATACGAATGATTTCAAACGCATCAGGATTTGGTTTTCCTGCTGTATCACGTAATTGTCAAAAGTCGTCGTAAACCACGGCCAAATGTCCTTTCTAGTAACCATCCCAGAATTCATTTTCTGGTGCTCGAAAGAACAAAAAGTCATTGTGATTTTTCATAAATCTGTCACGAAGTTCCTTATCTATGGTTTTCGATATAACGGCTAAGAGCAGAGGCATAGTAAACGTAGACTTGCCGACCCCAGAGGGGCCAGCAATCATTATTCCTATTGGCTCAGCTCGGGGTCCGTTATTCGGATTGATA